CCTGTTGGATTTGTCCTGTCTTTTAATCATCATTACTGTTGCATGGACCGGATCCATGACCGCCCATCCATGCTCCTCGGCCCTGATGAATGAGGCCTCCAGCAACTTACAGATGAGCCGTCCTTTCGCCTTCGGCTTAACGACTTGCTCCGCGCTTGCCTCTGACATGTCCTCGCTGGCCATCAGATATTCGATCAATGCAGACCGCGACAGATATGGCGCTCCGTCGCGTTCTTCGGCCCCGCTCGCCCACCACGCATTCTCGAATGTCTGACGTTTATCGGCCAGGGCATGATCGATCTTTGGCCGCTCGACCGGCGCATCCGCCTCGACGGCCACCGCGCTGCCGACCGGCTGGCCGTCCTCATCAGTCCACCCGGCGATGGGCACCTGCTCAAGCCGCGCGTATGCCGGGACAGTTAGCTCGGCGTCCTTGCTCTTGCGCTGGACGATCTGGATCGGATCCTGCCCCTTGGCGGGCACCACGGAGATCTCGATGTCCAGCGCCCCGCGCCAGGCGCTCGACCCGCGCGCCCGGTGCTGAGCCTCTTCCATGACGCCGGTGTGATGGACGAGGAGCACCGAGCATCCGAACTCCGTCATAAGCCGCGCACATGCGTCGAGCATGGACTTGGCGTCCTGGGCCGAGTTTTCGTCGCCCGACAGGAACCGATGCAGCGTATCAACGACGATCAGGACCGGTCGGCGGTCTAGCGCGCGGATGGCTTCGGCGGTCCGGCGATACCCGTCCGGCGTGTTGAGGTCAAGGCCGTCTCGGGACAACCACATGTCCAGACGGCCTACGCCGTGATGCTGCTTCCAGGCCGCTATTCTGGCCCGTAGGCCCGCGTGGCCCTCGCCAGCCAGATAGACGACCGGCCCCGGCTTCACCCTCGCCTGTCGCCAGATTTCCCGCCCTGCCGCGAGCGTCAAAGACCAGTCGAGGACGACGAACGTCTTGCCGCCGCCCGATGGCCCGTGGACCATGAGGAGGCTCTCGGCCTGGAGCCATCCGCGCACAAGCCATCGGATCGGGGATGGCTGGGCGCTGAACTCGTCTGCCGGGATAAGCCAGCCGTCTGCCGGCGGGTTGAGAAGCGCCGCGAGGTCGTGACCAGCCGCGCGGTAATCGTTGGCGTCGCCGGGTGTCGGCGGGACCACCACACGAGCGCCGTGCTTTGCCGCCGCTTGCTCGGCGTACCGTTGCCCTACGCCGCTGGCGTCGTGGTCAGCCACGATCACTATCTCGCGAGCGGGAAAGCGCGCCCGAAGGCTCCCGGCGACCGGGACCAGGTTCGATGCGCTGTAGGCCACGACCACCGGCCTGTCGGCCACCTCGTAGATTGTGGCAGCGGTCGCGAAGCCCTCGGCCAGATAGATCGGCCCGCTATCGGCCTCCAGATCGCCAATCCACCAGCACGATCCACCGGCCTGACCGCCGGGATGATAGAGCTTCTGGCCGTCCGCCGCGATGTACTGGAGCGAGACCAGATCGCCGTCCGGCTGATAGAGCGGGACCACCAGACGCCCGTCGCCCGTGACCCGCGCGCCGTGTGCCTGAACGCCCTTTCGCGCGAGGTAGGGATGCGCTGGCGCGGCGGGTCCGCATCCTTCCCAGATCGCCGCGACAGTGTCGGCGGCTGTCTCGCGCGTCCGCTGCCGCTCTGCATCCCGAGCCGCGATGGCCTCGGCCATCCGGCGCGCGTGAGCCATCTCCTCGACCGCTGTCACCGTGCGCCCGACATCGGCCCGCCACGAATGCTCGATGCCCGCGCGCCAGCAGCCGTACCGACCGGCGGGAATGCCGTCGCCGAAGGCGATGTACCAGCCGGATTTATCGCCCACGCCCGGTCGCCCCTTCGCCCCGCTGACGAACCGATGAAGCGTTCCATCGAGGTGAATTGCTGCCGGTGGCGCTATGCCCGCTGCCGCCATCGCGTCGCGCAGCTGCTGCTCCGGCGGCTCCGGCGTTCGCTCTTTGGGCGGCGACCATGAGCCGCCGAGAATGGACCTGAGATCTGCCATGTAGCCTCCTGTGTAGAGCGCCATGGTGGACCAGAAGCCGACGTTTTGCAACGCGCCAGAAAAGCGACGTTGACATCGGCCCGCGATCTGGCGCAGATTGTTGGAACGCCGACCGGAATGGTCCGACTGGCGGGAAAAGGAAGAACCATCATGGCAATCAGGATCAGCCGCACCAGCGGTCTGTCCGCCAATGGCGTCAAGCTGTTGGTGTATGGACAGGCTGGCGCGGGGAAAACGACGCTCATCAAGACGCTGCCCGCACCGATCGTGCTGTCAGCCGAGGGCGGTCTGCTGTCCATTCAGGATGCCGATCTCCCATACATTGAGGTCTCGGACATGACCACGCTGCGCGAGGCGTGGTCCTGGCTGGCGAGCAGTTCCGAGGCGGCCGAGTTCAAATCGGTGGCGCTCGACAGCATCAGCGAAATCGCTGAGGTCTGTCTCAACGCCGAGAAGAAGGCGACCAAAGACCCGCGCCAAGCGTACGGCGCGATGCAGGAGCAGATGACCGACATCATCCGGTCGTTTCGCGATCTGCCTGGGCGGCATGTGTACATGTCGGCCAAGGTCGAGAAGACGCAGGACGAGATGGGGCGCGTCCTCTATGCCCCCTCGATGCCGGGGAACAAGACCGGCCAGGCGCTGCCATACTTCTTTGACGAGGTTCTCGCGTTGCGCGTCGAGCGCGACGCCGAGGGCGCATCGCAACGCGCACTCATGTGCGACAGCGATGGGCTGTGGCAAGCGAAGGACCGCAGCGGGAGGCTGGCCGCATGGGAAGCCCCCGATCTCGGGGCGATCATCCGCAAGATCCAAGGAGACAACGCATGACGGAAATGCAGACGCTCAGCGAGTTGTGGCTCGCGGCGAAGGAAACCGAGCGAGTGGCGGTGGAAGAGCGTCGAAAGATCGAGGACCGGTTGTCGAGTTTGATCGGTATCGCGGAGACGCTCGAAGGCACCGAGACGGCGACGCCAGACGGCTTTGTCATCAAGGTCGTCGGACGCATGAACCGGAAGGTCGATGCGGACAAAGCCCAGGAGATCGCAGCCGAGCATGGCATCGAGGCGCATCTCTCGACGATCTTCCGTTGGAAGCCCGAGATCGATGCGAGGGCCTGGAAGGCCGCGCCCGACAGCGTGACCACGCCACTGCTCGCAGCGATCACCACCACGCCGTCTCGTCCCAGCTACACCATCACCAGGAAGGAGTGACCTATAATGGCTCTGCTCAATCAATCGTTCCGCGCTGACGATCTCCCGGCTTCGGGCAATTACGATCCCATCCCGGCGGGCAAGTATCAGGCCAAGATCACCGAGGCCAGCGTCGGCATCACGAAGTCCGGCACGGGAGAATACATCAAGGTCCGGTGGGACATCCTCGGCCCCGCGCACCAGGGGCGCGTGGTGTTCCAAAATTTGAACATACGCAATCAGTCGTCAGCGGCTGAGGAGATCGGACGTCGCCAGCTTGGCGAAATCATGCGGGCGATCGGGCTCGCAGCAGTTCAGGACACGGACCAGCTGATCGGCGGCGAGGCCGAGATCAAGGTCGCGGTGAAGCAGTCGGACGAATACGGCCCGCGTAACGAGGTGGCGGCGACGATGCCGCTTGCGAAGGGTCAGCTTCCGCAGCCGATGGCGACGAGCAAGCCAGCCATGTCTGCGCCCGCTGCTGCGCCGTCTCGCGCCGCTCCGCCGTGGGCTCGCAAGGCATGAATGAAAATGGGGCGGCAGCGGTGGATTGCTGCCGCCCCAAGTCTACAGGGAGGAGGAAACCGCATGGCGACAGTTCCCGAGGCCAATCATAGCACTGCCGCGCTCATTGACAAGCACCACGAGGCGATGGCTGACGATCCGCATCGCGACCATCTCGGCGCGTCGATGCTCGGGCATAAATGCGAGCGATATCTGTGGCTCAGCTTTCGCTGGGCATTCCGCGAGCAGATCCCCGGTCGCATCCGGCGGCTGTTCCGGCGCGGCCACAACGAAGAAGCATCGATCATCGCGGATCTGCGCGCCATCGGATGCGTGGTTCATGATCGGATGCCAGACGGACGCCAGTATCGCGTCGAGCTTGCGCCGCATGTCGGTGGATCGCTTGATGCCATCATCGACAGCGGCGTTCCAGAGGCTCCAAAGGCGCGGCATGTGGCCGAGTTCAAGACTCATGCGCGCAAGTCGTTCGATGACCTTGTCGCGAACGGCGTGGCGAAATCCAAGCCGCTGCACCATGTCCAGATGCAAGCCTACATGCACGGCATGGGGATAGAGCGCGCGCTCTATGTGGCGGTCTGCAAAGACGACGACCGGCTGCACGTCGAGCGCATCGAGCGCGATAGAGCCGTGGCCGAGAAGCACATCGAGCGGGGCGCGAGGATTGCGCTGGCCGAGCGGATGCCGCCCGGCATCAGCGATGATCCGTCCT